ACACAAAGGAGACTGACCATGACCAACTACACGATCACCCAGAGCCGCAAAGGCGGACGCGCGACCGCAGCGCAGAGCCGACGCCACGACGACGCGATCGTCCATCGCCTGCTCACCGACGGCTACGCGACGCAGGAAACCAGCAGGCTGGTGGCGCGCAAGGTCTCCGAAGCCAAGCGCGAACTGCTCGAGTGGAGCACCGAGGACAGCCTGCGCATCTGCAAGCACTTCGCTGCGCACACGCCGGAAGCCGCTGAAGAGTGGTGCGAGAGCGCGGAATGGCGCTATGACGCGACGATGGAAGCGCGCAAGCGTGACTGGATGAATCCTGAGCTGATCGAAGCCACGCAGCTCGCCATCCGCTGGGCGCTCACGATGAAAAAAGTCTACAACGCTGTGCATCTCGTCGAAGCGCTGCGCAAGTCGAACTACCAGCGCGTCGAAGCCTGATCCATCAGGGGGACGTGCGATGTCCCCCACCATCACCACCACAAAGGAGACCAATGAACGAAACGAACACCACCATCGTCTACCGCGACATGCTCGCCGTGCGCGCGAGAACGATCGTCGACGACCTGAGCGACATCCGCCAGCCGCTTCAGCAGGACATCCGCACGGCCATCGAAGCCGGAGCGAACAAGGGCACCACGCGCGACGTCGTGCGCTGGCAGGTGCTTGGCGCTGGCGAGCTCGTCGCCGTCGACGTCTGGCCGATGTTCCACGTTCACGATGAAGAGCGATTTCGCGCGTGGCTGATTCTGCCGTGGGAGGACGTCGACCAGTCGTTTGACGAATCGTGCATCATCGGCAGCGACAACGACCAGCTCGTCTACGCGGAGATTTTCGCGGCAATGCGCGCTGGGCGCGATCACGGCTACATCACGACGAACGACGACCAGCGCGTGGTGGCATGGAGCGTGGTGGCATGAGCGAGCATCCGATCATGGGAACCGAGATGGTCGCCATCCGAGGATGGGGCTTGAAGCATCAGCCGATCGCTTTCGCGCGGATGCACGTGGACGACACGACGACGCGCTACTACACCGAGGCGGACGTCGCGAAACTCATCGCCGACATGCTGAGCTGCGCCAGTGACTGGAGCGTGGATATCCACTGGTCGGTGCCGGAGGACTACGCAGAGCAGTTCGCTGCCGTCGAAGCGCATCGTCGCAGCGGAATCAAGTATTGCGCGAACTGCGAAGAGGTGCGCTCATGAGCAATCGCAACGAAATCATCCGCGACATCAATGAACTGTGCCAGCACGTGCCGGACAGCGTGGTCGCGCACGTCGACGCGGCAGTCAATGCGATCCTCGAATCCAGCGTCGCCTACGACGAGATGCTCGAGGCGCTTCGCGGTGTGCGCCACCTGGTCGAATACGTGCCGATGACGAAGCGCGCGATCCGCGAATCTCGTGAGGAGATGCGCAATGCGTAGCTTCACGCTGCTTGCCCTTGACGTGACGATGCCGGACGGCAGCATCGCGGACGACGTGATCGCCACTGGCGTCTACCAGGATGACGGCACCGTGACGTGGAGCGGATCGCCGACGCTGCCCGCGCTGGTGGTGCAGGACGCAGAGCTAATGTGCTGGTTCATGGCGACCTACGATTACCCGGACATCACGACCGGCGACGGACGCTGGCGCTTCGTGATGCAGGACTACGAGCTGATCCCGTTCTAGATTCGGCGGCGACGACGAGCAGCCCGGTGATGAGCCGGGCTGTTTTGTTTTTCCCTACGTCGCGGTGTAGAAATAGAACAGCGTGAATACAAGATTCGACGTGGCTGTGATGTTCGCCACTGGCAGTTCGGCGAAGTTCGTGTTCGTGAAAAGCTGAATCTGAGAGCCGAGGGTTCGCCCTGCTGCTGGTGCTGCTGTCGTCCAGTTCTGAGCCTGTGAAATCGAGATTGCCGCGCCATTTGCTACGCCTGCAACGGGTAGGCCGCTTATGCGAATATTCCCGCTTGCGCCAGTCGTGTTAATCGCTGAGAGACTAATGCTCCCCTGAATGAACACAACGCCTGCCATGCGCATCTGATACCCGACCTGAGAAGCGTATGTGATGCTGGTAAACGCGCCGCCGGTCGGCGCAAATGTCGGCGTCCATGTCGTGACGCGCGTAGCAGGAACCGCAACAGTGCCCTTTAGCACGGTTTCAATCGCAGTCACCTCGTCCTGCAGATCGTTGATGTGCGAGGCGTCGATCGTGTCGACGTCGTTTGCTTTCGTCGTGAACGTTTTTACGCTGGTAGGGAAATCTGCCGCCATAGTGATTAGCTCCACTCAAACTTGGTCGCGTCTTCCGCGCGATATTTGATCTGTCCATATCGGCCGTTGCTGTAGGTGCGTCGCTGGTCACCGAGACGAATCGCCGCGTCGGCAATCCAGCCGGTGCCGGGCGCGTCTACGCGGATGATCGTGTCGCTCAGCTTCAAGTATTCTTTGCGCTCTAGGGCGGCAAGCCGCTCGTTGAGATCGTTGATTTTTACGATCATCTGCTGCACTACCACACTGCCACTCATGACACCTCCTCGAATTCCACGGCGACGACCTCGCCCTGCGAATCGTCAAACTGCACAGACACCGCGCGCACTTTCTGCGTCGATGAAACGCCGCGATAGACTGCCGTGATTTTGTCTCCGAGCGTGTAGTGCACGCCATAGTAGGCATTGGGCGCCTGCAACGCGCCAAACGTGAAGCGCGATTTTTGCTCCGTTTCCACCAGCCGCTCCTTGCCGATTTCGGTTCGGCCGTCTGCGGTGTCGGCCTGCGTCGCATCGGTGAACAGCTCGAAGTCTCGGCTCGTTGTGTAGTTGGCTCCAGTCGCCACGCTCACGACGCGCTGTTGCGCTTCGCCCTTGCCCCCGACAATCGCCACCGTCTTTTCTTCAACGCGCGAATCAATGAACGATGGCGATACCATGTTGCCGCGCTCCAGGCTGAACACCAGCGACGCCGTGCGATCCGTCCCGCGCTGGCCGGGATAGTACCTGAACTGGAACGTGGCGATGCCGGTTTTCACCAGGTCGAAGTCAGCGCCAGCCGTGAGCTGCACGCCCTGCACAGCCTCCAGCACGTTGTCCCACGCGCAGCCCCTTGTGATTGCTGTGCCGCGCGCGAGATCGGTTTCAACGGTAACGGTGTAGAGGTTAGAGACCTTCCCGCTCGTCGTCGCCGCCCGAACACGTCCGTCTGCTGTGGTGCCGCTGCTCGTGCAGTTGTAGCGCACGATGTTCTTCATGATCGTCTCGGGCGCGTCGTCCACGAAGTCCGAGCGCAGCAGCGTGCCCGCGCGATAGCCGACGATGCGCCATGACAGGATGCTCATGACGCCCGGCGCTTGCACGTCGAGCGTCGTAGTTTCGTTTGTGCTCCACACCAGCGAGCGGATGATGCCGACGAATTCAGGCGACGATCCCCAGTCGAGTCCGATGTCTGCATTCTTGCGCCAGACTTCTACCTGGTTGTTGTGGACGACGTAGGCGAGCGCCGGGTGACCGTCACGCAGCGAGAAGGCGATCAGGCCCGGCTCATTCACGACGCGCGTAAACGCCAGCGTCAGGAAGTCGGTGATGACTGCCTGCGTCGCGCCTGCGGTGTCGATGATGCGGAGCTGGTATTCGGCGCCCATTTACACTCTTCCGATCGCCATCCAATACACGAAGACACTACCTGTAAGTGCTGTGCTGGAATACGCCTTGACGGTGAAGTTTCCCGGATTGATACTCCTCGCCGATACGGTAATCATTGCGTCGAGAGACGATGTATCGGATGTCACATAGACGATTGGAAGATAAGCGAAACCGACGCTAAAAGTTACCGTTGCCGTTGCTGTTGTTGAAGACGAAAACACAAGCGCAATTGAGCCGACCTCAGCTGGTGCAACGAGTGCGCTGATATCGTAATCGTTTGTTCCAGCCGTCGCCCACGCGGTTGGACTGCCGCCCTGCCGCGAAAGAGTAGAGATGTACGATGGGACTCCGGTAAGCTTGCTCCACGCAAGTGATGAAATCTTGCTGTCCGTAACCGTTGTGTTTGCAATCTTCGCTCCGGTGACAGCAAGGTCAGCAATCTTCATCGTGGTCACCGCGCTGGACAAAATTTTGTCAGCCGTCACCGCGTTAGACAAAATTTTGTCAGCCGTCACCGCGTTAGACGCAAGGTTGTCTGCCGTGATCGTGGTGAGCGCAATATTGCCGAGAGCGCCGCCGGCAATCGTGTTTGGCGCAATCTTCGCGCTAGTGACTGCATCGTCGGCAATCTTCACCGTGGTCACCGCACTGGACAAAATTTTGTCAGCCGTCACCGAGTTAGACGCGAGGTTGTCAGCCGTGATCGTCGTGAGCGCGATGTTTCCGGTTGTACCTCCGGTAACCGACGTCGTTGCGATCTTCGAAGATATCACGGCGCCAGCGCCGATCTTGTCGACAGTTACCGCGCCAGTGGCAATCTTTGATTCAATGACGGCGCTTGATACCAGCTTATCGGCCGTGACCGTGCCGTTGAGGATTGCAGCGGTTGTCACGGCGTCGGCGGCAATCTTTCCAGAGACAACCGCGTTAGCGCCGATCTTCCCGGACGTCACTGCGCCCGTGCCAATCTTCGCTTCGGTCACCGCGCCAGTTGCGATCTTCGCTTCGGTAGCTGCGCTTGACGCGAGCTTGTCGGCCGTGACGTTCGCATCGAGAATCTTGGCTGTCGTCACCGAGTTCGACGCAAGCTGAGCCGCGTTGATGATGTTCGAATCATCAAGGTATCCATACGTGCCCGGCGTTTTGACGAACGTGCGCGCGTCGGTCACCGTGATCGTGCCGCCACCAGCAGAGACGGAAACAGTAGCGAGGGGGATTTCAAAAATTCCAGTGGATGACTGCACCAGCGCCGGAGGCACGCCAGTTCCTGCAACACCGTCCGATTTCTTGATTCGAATCGTTTGCGGCAGGTCGCCAGTCGTCGGCGAGAAATTCGCGCGGAGGACGATGCGATCAATGCGCGTGCTTGCTGCTGTGTTCGTCACGGCAATATTTACCGTCGCGTCGTTTGAGTAGAAGGCACCGTAGACGAGTCCCGCGCCTGTTGCGACGTTCACCGATGCGGACGCAGACGTCACGGCGAGCTCATTGCCGATGCCCTTCAGGACGCCCTCGGTGAGAGTGTCGGTCATCAGCGTCTGCCGCACGAATTCTGCGAACTGCGCCGCCGTGTATCCGCCTGCTGGCCCGTCGCCGGTGCCGGTCGTTGTCCAGAATCTAGATGCTTCCGCCATGTTCTACACTCCTATAAATCGCTCGTTGAATTCGAACGTGATTGATGTTGCCGACGTAATCGATGTGCCTACAACGCTGATGGAATTTTCGCCCGCGACCAACCCCCACGTTGCAAGGTCGGAATCCGAGCTGAGTTTCGAAATTTGATTTGCTCCGAGGTGATCCACTACGGTCTTGTAGCCATAGCGCAGGTCAATCGTGTAGGTGACGCCCGCGCCGATCGTGAGGCCGGTGAAATCGATCTTGTCGCCCGTGGCGTCGTTCGTGATCACCAGCGATGTCACTGGCCCGGTGACGGTGATCGTCGGGTATGTGTCCCATGAATTCGCGTGGATCAGGTCTATCGCCTGCGTTACGTTTAGGTCGCTGGCGCCGAGCGTCATCGGCAGCAAAAACGGCATCGGCATTCCAGTACCGCCGCCCGTCTGCGCAAAGCCAACAGTCGTGCCTTCCGGGTTGTACCACGTCGGATCAGCCGCGCGAAGCTCGAAGCCCATGCGATGGTGCTGCAGCTTCCAGTCCAGAGATGGAAGCGTCATGCCACCGGCGTAGTGCGTGTCAATCTGTTTGCTCACGCCGTCGTATGTCCAGCGCAGCGAAATCACATCGCTGCCGGGTTTGAGAAGGCCGATGAGCGCGGCGCGCGCCGCGATGATTGCCGCGTCGTCACCAGCGTATGCCAGCACGAGCAGGCGCAGCACGCGCGGATCAAGGCGATAGCCTACGTCGGTGTCGCCGTTCTGCAAAGGCCCGCGCTGCGTAAGCCTGCGCACGATGGGCATTCCGAACCCGTCGAACTCGACGACGCCGTAGGACACCAGGTCGGAGATGTCCACGATCTGAGACTTGCGCAGGATCTCGAAAGTGTGGCCATTCTGCATTAGACGCCTCCGTAGAGCATTTGCAACATCTGCACGTCATCGCGCAGGCTGCGCTCGTCCTGATTGCCGTAGTTCGCGGTGAGGTTAAACGTGGTGCTGCGGCTCGCTGGTTCACCGCGTCCGCCATTTGCGGAACCGCTCGAGCGTCCGCCTAATATCCCATTCGTCGGGATGACCGGATACCCGAGGAATGGCGCGATGCTGTTGTAGAAATTCAGCGCTGTGCGAAGTGCGTTGATGATGTTGTCCTTCATCGTGTTGAAACTCAGCGTCACGTCATCGCGCATCTCCTGAAACGCCGCCGATGTGCGATTGCGGATCGTGCCCACCCAATAGTCGACGGTGTTGTAGGCGCTCGTCCATGCGTCGGAAATCGTGTTCCAGATTCCGGTCATGTATTCGTCGACGCTTGTTCCGGTCGCCCTGAGACGATCGTCAATGACCGCCTTTACGTCGCTGATTAGCCCTTCGACAGTCTCGTAGATGCGCGTCCAAATTCTAGAGAACATCTCCCGCAGCGTATTGAGCGCGCCCTCGGCGTCACCGTTGAGCATTTGCAGAGTCGCATTTACGATACCGCTCACTGCGTCCAGAACAGTTCCCACGGTGAGCTTGATTGCCGCCCACGCCACAGCGAAAGCAACGCGCAGCGCGTCCATCGTGTCATTGACGATGCGCTTGATCTCCGGCATAGACAGCTCGATTGCGCGCATCACAACGGCCACGGTCGTGTTAATGATGTCGCTAATGGTCGTCCACGTCTCGCGCACGAAACTCATGATGTCGTCGCCGTATTCGTCCCACAGCCTGGCGATCGTTGAAAGCACGGTGTCGATGATGTCGCCGATATCGGCCATTACTTTCGTGATGGTTTTGTTGATCAAGCCGAAATCGTCGGACGTGTTTTTTTGCACGTCGCCGAAGACGTCAATCATGAAATCAATCGTCGGTTTCAGCACGTTGTCGAACACGAACTTGACCGCGTTAAACGCAGTGGTGATCACGGCTTGAATTGTCGGCCAGTTTCGGTCTACCCAGTCCACAACAGTCTTGAGTGTCGCGGCCATACCCCTGGCGAACGAATCAATCGCGCCCTTCACTTCATCACTGCCGAGATAGGTCAGCAGCACGCCCAGCTTATCGCTGACGATCTCGAATATCGGTTCTCCGATGGTGCGGATCGTTTGACTCTTCCAGTCGTTGAGGTTGCTGACCATGCCTTCGAAAGTCTTCGACTGAGCATCCATCATGCCGCCGAATTTGTCCTGCGCAACTTTCGCCAGCACGGTAAACGCCTGCGCCGTCGGCGTCGTGAGCTCGCCAGACTTCGAGAACTCGAGCCCCATCTTGGCCAGCTCTTCGCGCGTCGTGATGCCGAGTTCCTGGAATCGGCTGATCGCTTCACCCGTCGAGCCGCTCGCAAATTTGCCGAGGTATCCAGCAATGTCCTCGAAGCT